CCAATACACTGTATGGGATTAATATGAACAATTTACTGAATCGGTACAGAAGGCCTCTACATAATGCGTTCGATCTGGATGCATTTTTGGCACATCCAAGGGTACTGATCTCAACCCCTATAGAGGACCCCCATAGCTACACCTCTCTCAACCAGTCCCCCTTTAACTTATCAGTCGAAGATGCAGTTAAAGAGCTCCATCCAGAGTTCACCAGCAGAGGAGGAGAATATGAACAGGCTAGAGAATCTGATTTCCTCTACTCGTTCAAGCTACATGTAGAGGTACATCCAGTAGGTGTGCCTGAGTCACAGTCCAATCCTGTAAAGTTGGACATCAATGTTATAGACGAGAGTTTTGACACAATCAAAAAGATTAGACATGACTTTGTAGCCACCAAGTGTATGAGGGAAACAGATGTCTCTTTCAGGGAGATCGGGGTGCCCAGTGGTCAAACTCCTGATTATATAGATAGAAACACAATGACTGTGGTTGAGTTGGCCACAAATGCCTCTGGAGCCCCAAAGAGCATGGAATCATCATATGTTAGCAAAAGAATTCAGTATGAGAATCTATGTAATGAACACAACTTGAACTACATCATCTTGATAGTCACTAGGACAGGGGTTCTGACCAACACCGAACTCAGTCAGCAAGAAGTAGATGATCTGTCATTGCGATGTAGGATCGGGCTTAACATAGAATCTGAGCTAGTTAAAGCTTTCGACATGGACATTAGTAGTGATGATGATCTAAGTAGAAATCAGAAGTTTTGGAAAACAGCCCTTTCGGAGTGGAATTCGACTAGAAGCCTCCCGTCCAATGAAAGTTTCTCCACTGAACTAAATGATCTAGACCGACCCCTCAGTGATGCAGAAGAAATGCATGTTTCATACATACTAAGGAAGACCTTGAAAGAATCCATAGCTCAGCTGAGTAGAAAAGGAAATCCCAATGCCTTGGTGGATTACTTAGCTCACTTCACTGGTGATAATTCAAGGAGCAATGACAGTCAGATAACCATATTCCCCTTAATCTGGCAAGAACCATCTAAATATGGGGAGAGAGGGTCTTTAAAAACCTTGGGTTTCAATAGGGATGTACCACCTCATGTATGGGCTGTTCTAAAACACTGGGATGACAAGCAAAATATGATCATGGAGTCAATCACATATAGCAATTTCCGAATGAAAACCTATGAGTTGGCCAGGGAACAAGAAATGATTATTAGTTCCAAGAAGTACAATGAGACCCCTTCCAGAAAAGCCAGCAAGCATTTGATGAGGGAGTCCTTTAAGTTCACTCCTCTACTGACTCAGGATGAAGTCTTGGGACTTGCTTTGAGAGGTGTGGGGGCTAAGGAATTAGAGGGCAAGCCTGAGATACTGGCAAAGGAGGCGTTCAAGAAAAAGAGCTTCCACCCTGATACTGATGTGAGAGATATTGACAAATTTTGGAATGCTGAACATGACATGGCAGGGTCTGATGAGCTCTCTGAGGCTATATTTAGAGACGATGCTATCCGAATGATTATGGAAACAAAGAACACTTGCGAGGAGAATCTAACATCTCAACCAGAATCAATAGCCCTGTTCTCCCAAGCTCTTCACCATCCCTATAGTAGACTTGGTTCTATGATAACAGATATTTGCACTGAAATATCTATGGAATATAAGGTTCCAACAAGGGAAGGCGAATGGTTAGTTAAGCCTCTAAGGAGACACAAGGCCATAGTTTTTATAAAATGCACTGGGACCCACACCTTCTTCTTCACTGCACATGATAAGGAGTCATCCCATATTCTGGAAACTGGCAAGTTGGGACCTGACTTATGGGAAACTGAGAATTATTGGGTATCAAACATAGTATCTATCTCAGAACCATATCTCGAGCATTTCATTAAGGCAGAGTCTTACATCCCCACTATATATGTTCACCTAATGAGCTCATTTAATATCCCAGTATTAGAAAAGGACTGGTCTTTCCCTTCTGAATTAAGCAGGACTTTCTCATATATCCTGCTAACATACCTAAACAATAAGATAGACCATGAAGAAATGATAACCAACCTGAGATTCCTGTATATGAAACTTTTCCAGGAAGCAGGGGCCAACTGTAATGATTATGTTGAAAGGCTACCTGATGTGCTGAGGAGTCGTCTAAGTGTCTTCACTTTACGGAACATCACTAGACTGATGCAGTACTATTCTAAGCACAGAATAATTAGGAAGGCCATCAAACTACAGGAGGGGACAGTATGGGAGCACAAGAACATCAAGACCATTTTCCATCCTGAGCCTGTGACTTTAGAACAGTTGGTTGATAGTTTCTATTACGCATATGTTGTCACCAAGGAAAAGTCAACAATGGGGGACCACACCTTCATTATATTCTCTAAGGTTGTGAAAGAGGAGTGGGAATATCAAGACAATGTTGTCGGGAAGAAAAAGAAGCCCTGGGGGCAACTACACACTCCTGAGAAGCATAGATGGGATTGGATGTTGGAGCGAAAAAAGCTAGAGGTGTGTGATGAAGTGCTGAGACGAAAACATGGGCCTGCTGTTATGGACTTGATACACAACTCCATTTGGAATGGCATGAGTTCTTTAACTTTCAACTCAGGAGCTACTTTAAAGGCTAGTGCTAAAAAATATGATGATGGGATCAAATTGCCTGACGTCAATGAAGGTCTGACAAAGGAGGAATATAAGAAGGAGTTCAGGGACAAGAACAAACACATTAACAAAAAAAGACCAAGAGTTCTGTCAAGGCTTGTGGACTTAGTAAACTTATACATGGCCACCACGAATGAATCCCAACCAGATTACCTAAAGATGGCACTCTGGGTCATGGATTATTGTATGAGGAAAGGCATTGTACTATCTGATTTGTTCCAAAAGGACCAACACAATGGAGTCAGAGAGATACATGTTTTAGATATCATGGCAAAACATATACAGAGTGTTACTGAGAACATTGCTAAGAGCATCTGTAGGTATTTCGAGAACGACACTGTGTCATCCCCTGAGTCAAAGAAGCATTTTTATCGAAATCATATCGATCAGAGTGACGCTGAACTGGGGCAATGGATCTCAGTAAATAAATCAGCTGATGCTAGCAAATGGTGTCAGAGAAATCATGTATCACAGTTCTACTTCCAGATGAAGCACTACACACCCAAGGAATTACACCCATTCTTATACTGCTTCTATTATCTTTGGACAAGGAAGAGAATCATGTTACCTATGGAGTTGCTAAGGAACCTTGACTTAAATACTAGAGTACACACCACTAATCCAACCTACAAGAGAATGATGAACTGTTTCCAAACAGGTGAGCTACCTTTCTTGGAAAACAGAGGGCCATTCATACAGGTGTCTTCCGGTATGTTCCAAGGAATCCTCCACTATGCCTCCTGCTTAAAACATGACATAGCTCAGACACACTGGAAATTTTTAATGGAGGAGTTCATGTCTCAAAATCTGAAAACAAAATTAGTAACTACCATAGTGCAGGGAAGTGATGACTCGGGAGCCATGATATCAACCAACACTAAGAATATGGGGATTGTGGCATTCTTAATAGCTATGTTGTGGTGGAAAGAAAAAATCTCAACTTATTCATCTATATGGACCAGTGAGGCTAAGAGTTCGATAGGCACTGTTTCTTTGATTGAGTATAATTCCGAGTGGTACATGAACGGAAGGGTGATAAAGCCAATGTTCAGATGGGTTTCAGCTGCTATGTCCACGTCCTTCACTGAGAGATTTCCATCAAGGGTTGAGCAGTTCTACAATGCAGGAACCCAGTGTGTTGAGTCAGGGTCACCACTCTTGACAGTGGCTACCATTCAGATGTTTCAAGCTCTTTTACACTATAGAATGATTGGAATTGGCACTCATCCTCTGTCCAATGACTGCTCTCACATGATACTCAAGACAAAAAACCCATCTCTTGGGTATTTTCCTCTGGAATGTGATCAGATTTGTGGGATATCTGGATTTGACTATCAATTGTACTTGTTGGCACTAAAAGGGGTGAATGTTCAAAATTGGGAACTGGAGGAGAAGGATAATGATGATGTGATAACCTATGATAGTAAGGTGGACAAGATTATGAGGGAGTCCATACGGAATTATCAGATTAAAATGTCTAACATAGGATCCTATCTTTCAGTTTTGCAGGAAACAGGTCTACCTAGATTGAATGAAATGTTAGAGAAGATAGAAGAGCATCCTGAGCTGCTATATGGTAACTTTCGCACGTGGGAGCAAGAACAACTAAAGATGGCTATAACCCTGGACATGCCAAGTGTTAAGCTGAGCTTAAGCTCTCATCAACCAGTTGCCCGTCTGATGTCAGCTTCTGCTTATATCATGAACACCCCCTGCATAACCACCTTTATGCCTGGAATTGGCAAAGTTAAAAGAAGTCTCTGGAGATGGCTGTCTGAGTGTCAGGCGGCTAAGACCATTAAAATTGAAGATACATTAGGCATGAGAACTTCCACCTGGTTTGTAAATCAAGACCAGTATGAAGAGTTTACACGATTTGTATCTTCCATGAAGAACACATTATCTTATCAACCAGTGCACATGAGGAGGACTAATAGAGTTGATGTTATGGTTTGGGGGAGCAGAAATTCTGTGGATATCCCCTTAATTGATCTTGTCAAAAGAAGATGGTTCAATATGTCCTCGGTTAAATGTAGCAGGACTGCGTTCATGAATTTGTGGAACTCTGCCAGAGTGAAATACCCATTTCTACGAGATACCTACCCAGAGACTAAAAAAATGCTTGGCTTGGAAGACCTAAGCATATACAGGGTACTCCAAAGTATAAGTAAAAAAACCCGAGTAGTGCGTCTCAGTGATTCTTCTGCCAAGGGAAATGACCTGTGGTCAGTAGCAACTAGAATATTTTGGCCAGACGTGAAGGTAAGAAGTTCATACATCATGCAAGAAGTTGGCATAAGAGAACTTAAGCATGCTCTGCATTGTCTTACCACCTATTTCTACAAAAGGGATTATGTAGTGACCAAATGCACAGAGATAATACGAGGCAACACTACACTTGCTCGCATGAACAATTTCACCTTGGACTCTGCTTTTAAACTCAAGGTTTTCCAGGATGTGTTATTAAACAAAGGGAGGTGGGAAATCATTGGGAGGATTGAGAAGTCCAGACAAGGGGTTATTGGATATTTTAGTAGAAGACAATCCAAGCAAGAGATGGGGTATGGGGGCAAAGGTGTTTGGGTGGGTTTAATCAACTCTGTACCTTGCAAAATAGAGATGATGAATCAGGAGATAGAGAGTGTAACAGTGAGGCAGCTAAGTGACACCAGAGCTCAGGGTAAAGCCATAAAGGGCCTAATCCGGGAATTCAGGTTAAAGTACCCTAAGAGTGGCCCTAAGAGCAGGAGCTTCCTATACTTGCCAGAATACGGGGAACTTCTGCGTAGCAATGACAGGCCTGAAAATAGCATCCCATTCCTTATTGATAGGAGCTTTAACCCAGACATCAAAACCAAACTGTTGGATCAGGAATGGGAACTAGACTGTGATGAAGGCTCAGTCAAATTGGTGTTCCGTGAAACAGATGCCAATGAAAAGGCTGTTAGGTACACTATTTTATCTGAATCTTATGGTCACACAACGTGGGATCCTCTTCTTCCTGCACCTGATGTTCCTGATGAAAACTTTAGAAACTGGTGCCAAGGCATACCATGTAAGCCTGTAACTTTGCTAGAACAACTAAGACTGCCAATAAGGAAAAATGATGTGGTGCAAACCAAATTCCAACTTAAGGAGAATAGATATGTGCGGCCTGACACAGAGTATGATTTGAGAAAGTTCCTGAAGACAATGAGGAACTTCCTAACAAAAAAGACAGTTGGGCTCTCTTTTGTTGACTATAAGGATGATCTACAGGGAGATGCTGCACCAGGTTTTAACATGGAGGGCAGGTATGAACCAACCATGGATGAAATTATGGGTATCAAAGACTCTGCATTATCCACCCTAAAGGAGTTGCAGGACACTGGTAGAGTGGAAAGATTAGAGATGGTGGAGGGTTTTGAAGAGGCAACAAGAAAGATCGGAGCAGCTTTTGACTATAGTCATGAACATTCTGACAGTGAAGAGAACAATTCTGATGAAGAGGATGCCTGGGATGATGACTCAGAATTATTAATGGGGGGAAGGGAGGATGAGATTATGGATATTTTTGGTAAAGATGACCCAGCCATATTGGAGATGAGGGCAAAAGCTCAAAGAGTGTATATTGGCAATGTTATGCAGATAGAGAAGTTCTTGGGTCCTTACCTGTCACTCCTGGAAGACATGAGTAACTCTAGAGAGGTGTTTGACCAGATAAAAACCCTTTCAGAGGAATCAGAAGTGGAAGTGTCAGGACCTGCTGGAGTCGTCACATATCTTTTATATCCTGGGCTGGATTATGTAGACACCTATCGAACCGATTTGTCTAGAGCCTTAGAAATCAGCACTATAGGAGATTTTGTCAGTATGTCTAGTGCTCAAGGGGCAACTGTATCAGACTTGCACAGGCTACAAGAGGAGGAGCGACAAATTCTTGAATTGTTGCCTTCCCTCACTGGACCCTTACTCTCTTCTATGCAGATCAGGCTAGCTAAAGTGAGGGGGGAAATAGAATATGCAATTAGAGTTCAGGAAGCTGATACAAGCACTGACATTATACCAAACTTGAGCAAGACCCAGTTTCTTGAGCTGTTTATAGACTTGGTTGAACAGGAAGAAATGTGGCCTGAGAGAATCCCTCATCCTCAGAAAAAAACTAGGATTGAGATTCTAGTGAGTCAGATGGTTGAGAAACTCTCTATATTTGAACAGTATGGAATGATGAGTAGTGCAGATGTGGCCAGAGCTCAAGCATCAGCATGGTCAAGTGTCTTGTCTAGGGAGATGATAATAGCTCTGTGTCTATATTTAGGAACTCGACTGACTGTTAAAATGAACAATGAAGTAGTGTTTGAGTATAGGAAAACCTACCTAACTGGTGATCTGCTGATGGAAATTTGAATCCCATCCTAGATTGCATGCAAAAGAAACCAAGGACCACAATTACATCATTCCCTTAGGGATGATGTTCTTGCGGCCTTCCCTATATGGATTCCAATAAGTTCTAAATAGCAATCAGAAAGGGTTTCTGGTAAGACGTCG